GTTGCGAAATTGGAGGAGTTTATAAGAAATAAACTAATTAAAACATATTCATCGCGACTAACTAATGAATTTAAGACTTTTATATGGAAGAATGGAAAACCACAAGCAATGAAAGGATACCATGATGATTTAATTATGGCTCTCGCAATCGCTTGTTGGGTGAGAGATACGGCGTTGCAAGTAAACGCAAGGGAACTAAACTATCAAAAAGCATTTGTGGACGCAATCATCACATCTAAAACCACTTTGAATACTCAAATAAAAGGACAAGACGGCTACAAAAGAGACAATATTTTTGATAAAATGAGTGAAGCAAAAGAGCTATACGATCAATACAAATGGATTATTAAATAATGGCACCCCCCAATAACAGATACAACAGAAAGAATCCCGCAAACCCACAATCAGGTTTGTTTAAGGCACTCACGAGATTGTTCTCCGGCCCGATTATTAATTATCGCTCACAATCTGGGCGCCGAATTAGACGACAGCATTTAGACAAATTCTCCTCACAGTTTAAATCAGCGTCCGGACAGCAGTTTAAAAAGTCTCTCTACAATCCTCTCGATGTTGTAGCGACAGATGCTATAGCAAATCAGCGACGGTCTGAGCGGTATGTTGATTTTGATCAAATGGAGTACATGCCGGAAATTGCTTCAACGATGGACATTTATGCGGACGAGATGACGACTTACTCAGATCTGCGCCCGATGCTTAATATCAAATGTCCAAATGAAGAGATTCGTGCCGTTCTTGCAATATTATATGAGAGCATTTTAAATCTTGATTATAACTTGTTTGGTTGGAGTCGCACGATGTGTAAGTACGGCGACTTCTTTTTGTATTTGGACATTGACGATAAGTATGGCGTTAAAGCCGTTATCGCATTGCCTCCCGCCGAGGTTGAAAGGTTAGAAGGCAAAGACTCCACAAACCCCAATTATGTTCAGTATCAGTGGAACTCCGCTGGAATGACTTTTGAAAACTGGCAGATTTGTCATTTCCGTATTCTTGGTAATGATAAGTATACTCCTTATGGTTCTTCTATTTTGGAGCCGGCTCGGCGCATTTGGCGCCAGCTTACTCTCATGGAAGACGCAATGATGGCATATCGTGTCGTGCGATCATCAGAACGTCGTGTGTTTAAGATCGACGTTGGCGCAATCCCTCCGCAAGATGTTGAGCAATATATGGAAAAGGTTGTCACGCAATTAAAAAGGCATTCTGTTGTTGACCCCACCACGGGCCGCGTCGATCTCCGCTACAATCCAATGAGCATCGAAGAGGATTATTTTATTCCTGTTCGTGCGGGCTCTGTAACGTCTATTGAGTCTCTTGCAGGCGCACAAAATATCACAGCAATTGACGATATTAAGTATCTTCGCGACAAATTGTTCTCTGCCCTCAAGATTCCCCAAGCATATCTCGCAATGGGCGAAGGCGCAGCAGAAGACAAGACAACCCTCGCACAAAAAGATATTCGGTTTTCAAGAACCGTACAGAGACTTCAGCGAGTTATTATCGCAGAGCTAACAAAGATTGGTATCATCCATCTTTATACTTTAGGATTTAGAGGAGATGATTTATTAAGTTTCTCTCTGTCCCTAAATAATCCATCAAAGATTTCGGAACTTCAAGAGATTGAACACTGGAAGCAGAAGTTCGATATTGCCGCGTCAGCAACCGAAGGTTATTTCTCAAGGCGCTGGGTGACAGAAAACATTTTTGGAATGTCTCACGAAGAGTTCATTCGCAATCAGCGTGAAATGTATTATGATCGCAAGCACGATGCCTCACTACAACAGGTGGCAGAAGCCGCAGCCGCCGCTGAAACTGCTGCCGCAATGGATGTTGGTTTTGAGGAGCCCATGGGCGGCGAAGAGACGCTGGGGGGAGGTCCCCAGGAGATGCCGGCGGGAGAAGCAGGCGGCGAAGAAGCAGGCGCCGGCGAAGCAGGCGGCGATGAGTCGGCACTTCTCGCAGTTCCTCCCGGATCCCGTAATTCTCCTACGGTTAAATCGCTGCAACCACAAGCAAAGGGTAAGAGATATTATCCCAAGAAGTTTGATAATAGGCCCGATGGCGCCCGAACCCGCTCATACGCATCAAAGTACTCTAAAGAAAAAAGTAGTTCCACAACAAGAAATGTTGTTCCCGGCGCCGAGATAGGCACATTAGCAAAAATGAATGGCTTATCAACGGGGATTTATGAGAACGATCAATCTACTTATAAGATGAGAGAACAGACGGAAGAAAATAAGTTATTTGAAATAAATGATTCAATCCGTGTTTTGCTTGAGGGATTAGAGAGCAAGAATATATCGGAGCAAGATAATGAAAGTAAGGCATAATAAGAAAAGAAATACTGCTTTTGTCTATGAGGTGCTTCTGCGGGAGGCGACCGTTGCCATTTTAAAGAACGAGCACGAGAGAAAAGATAAGGCGATTTCTATTATTAAGAAACATTTTAACAGTGATAGTATTTTAAGGAAGGATCTCGATTGCTACAGATCCTTATACGAGAATCAAAATTTAGATCGCTTAACGTGCGAAAAGATCCTCAAAGAAGTGAAACTGCAAAAGAGATTGATTGATCCCAATGGGCTCTTTAAACAACAGACAGAACTGATTCACGATGTAAATAAGGAATTAGAGCCATCTACCTTTAATAACTTCGTTCCTAACTATAGAACCCTCGCAACAATTTCGCAGATTTTTTCTAGTAAGATTTCTCCCAAGAACCAAGTCATCTTGGAGAATGAGATTATCAGGAACATGCTCAATGAGGGGAAGATTGTAAAGAACACAGCGCCGATTGATAATGTTGTCTACAAAACGTTCGTAGAAAAGTTCAATAAGAAATATGAAAATGGTTTATTAGAAGAGCAGAAGCAATTGCTGACGCATTATATTGCCTCGTTTGCCGATAACGGCGTTGAACTAAAGTTCTATTTGAACGAAGAGATTGCAAGATTAAAAACAAAACTTGAAGAAGCAAAAGGAATTGAGGAAATCAAGTTAGATAAAGATATGCTCAATAAAACCAATCAGGTTATTGAAAAGCTTAATTCTTTTGCACAGCAGAACGCCAACGAAGAACTTTTAACCACAGTTCTCAAAGCCCAATCATTAGTGAAGGAACTATAAGATGGCAGTCGTAGTTAAAATTGGCGATGCTATAAGCAAAACAGTAACCCTTGAGATGGATATTCGCAAGAGTTTATCTGGCGATCTTATGATTTTCGAGCATGGAGACATTGACATTGTATTGTCTCCCACCAAAAATAAAGTGGTCGCGTTTCCCAAAGAAACAATGAATGATTTGGTTTACGGAGCGCAGAATAGATTGTTTGCCTTTCTTCGCAAGAGAGGGTTGGTAATCCCCGAGTCGATTCAGGCGGGTTCATTCTATGGTTCATATGAGGCAACGATGGAGACGCCGGTTAATGAAGGGTTGAGTGCTTCGAAAATGACATTAGTTAATATTTCTAACTTTATTGAAGAAGAGCGACCTTATTTTGAATCGATGGAAACAATTATTTCAATGTCTGACGATGAATACATCGATCCCGACAAGGAAGATTCGACAGAGTTGGGCGAAGTTCCGCAGTCAACCAAGCAGGGCTCAATTCGCAAGGGGTATATTAGAGATCCTTATGCGTTGAATTACCTATATACCATATAGAGGTTCTCTGTGTCTGAAATGAAATTAATAATGGAGAGTTGGAGAGGATACCTGGCAGAAGATATTGAAAATCCGACAACCTGGGGTGAATTATCTCAGAAAATTATGCTTGCTCAAGCTGCTGAAAAGTGGCCTAGAATTGGAAAAAGTTTATTAAAATTTGGAGTTAAATTGGCTGGTGGACCTCTCAAGCAGGCTATGGGTACTATCGGCAATTTGGAAGATGTTTTAGATTTTGTTCCCGATGAAATTCAAGACAAGCTCGAAGCCGGGAAAGAAGAGGCTGTGGGGTGGCTAGCTGATCAAGCTAAACAGCGAGGTGGCCAAATTGGCGCCTTTATTGTTGATGATTTGTTGGGAATGGATGATTCGCTTTCTAAAGCTATTCCCGGATTTGATCAATTGGATCTTGATGCCGCATATGAAAATTTGATAGACAAAGAAAAACTGAAGAAGTGGGCTATTGGAATTATTCGCCAGGCTAAAGGCGCCAATCCCGATGATCCTCTTCCCAATCTAAATCAAAAATTAGAAAAAGATTTTCAAGCGGCCACGGGCGCACATCCAGACACAGATGAACCAGATGTTAGAGGAGCATGAATGGAACTATTATATTTTACTTTAGCAGCGTATGGTCTTACGCAAATTTTAGTTTATGGAAGTATTCTAAAACGAATTAGACCGAAGACAGGTAAGCTCGGAGAAATGTTTAGATGCCCAATGTGCATGGGATTCCATGTAGGTTGGTTTTTAATGCTACTTTCTCCATTCACGGAACTATTTAGTTTTGATGTAAGCGTTATAAATTTCTTTATCTT